CCGTCAAGTTGGCGGCGGTGGCAATTACAGTCTTGCGGCGGTGTGGGCCTACACCGAATGTTTCAATAATTTCATGTGACATCTTGTTTACTCCGTTGTTGATGCCCTCTTATCTACCCTCTTTGTCATAGTGTCAACAACAAAATGTGTTGCGGTAGAAAAAGTTTTGGCGGTAATTTCTGGGTCATTTGGCGAAAAACACTACCCAGAAAATGACCAGAAAATGACCCAGAAAATTTAGGGCTGAAATCATGGGCGATCGGATTGGGCGAAATGGTCATTTGTTGGGTTATGATTTCGGCCTAAATGACCCAGTGAAAAGTGACGGATTTGTGCGTGTCTGCGAGGAAACTGGGCGTTCTGGGTAATGGTTTGTGTAATCGTTTTCGAAAAAGTATATAATTAACCTATATGGTTAGAATATACGCATTATAAGGACGACTTGCATTTCGATGACCCAGAACGCCCAGTCCGTGTTGCCCATGTAATACACCTACGCATTTTGTTCTCATGCTTTACGTTAACGTCAAGCAGTCATGACCGCGCAGTCATGACCCGCGCAGCCATGACCCAGAACGCCCATGTTGCAGTGCAGCATAGCCAGCCTATGTGTTTTTCTTAATGCGAACGGTTAGCAATAAGGAAAAGGCCAACCGAAAATCTGGCAGTTAGAACAGAACGCGAACGGCGGCTGGCTGGAGGGGGGTGGGGTAGGGCCTTGGGCCGCGTGACTGTCACGGGCACCGTCCGCAAACAATTTTTATTTTTTCAAAATCTCACTGCACCAAAGCCTGTTGCATACCAACCACAACTCGATTAGTATGCGGCCAATGACTTTTTATTCACTGCCATTCACACCAGAGCGGACGCAAGCGACCGAAGCGCGGCTAGAGGCAATCTATGAAGCTGCCCGCTACGGCTTGAAGGGTGACAGTCTTGCGATGGCTGCTGGATTGACCCCGCGCCAATACCGCGTGCTGGCCGACGCTGACCCGCTGGTGGAGATGGCTGAGGTCAAAGGGCGCGCCGACGGCGAGTTGACCGCGGCCAAGACCATGTACGAAGCGGCGCGCGATGGCGACAGCAAGGCTGCGCTGGAGATACTCAAGCATCAGCACGGCTGGGTAGCCAAGCAGCAGATCGACGTGAACATCGACCAACAGATTAGTATTACTGGCGCGCTTGAAAAGGCACAACAGCGCGTCATCGAAGGGACGTATCTTGAGGTACCCCAGCTAGAGGATAACACACCAAATGCAGCAGCCAATATACAGCGCATCCGAAGAAATGGAATTGATGTCGCGGCTGTGGTCGCCGACGATCAAGGATGACCCACTAGCTTTTGTACTGCTGACATTCCCGTGGGGCGAAAAGGGTACGCCGCTGGAGCATTTTGACGGACCGCGTAAATGGCAACGCGAAGTGCTGGGTACGCTACGCGACCACATCAAGCAGAACAACGGCAAGATAGACTATGACACCATGCGGCTGGCGATTGCGTCAGGCCGCGGTATCGGCAAGTCGGCGCTGGTATCATGGCTGACGATATGGATGCTGTCTACGCGCATCGGCAGCACTACCATCGTGTCGGCAAACTCTGAGGCGCAGTTGCGGTCTGTCACATGGGCAGAGATTACCAAGTGGCTGGCGATGAGCCTGAACAGTCACTGGTTCGAGATAGCCGCCACCCGCATCATGCCCGCCAAGTGGTTGACGGAACTGGTCGAGCGCGACTTGAAAAAAGGCACGCGCTACTGGTCAGTCGAAGGTCGGCTGTGGTCAGAAGAGAACCCCGACGCATACGCAGGGGTTCACAACTTCGACGGTGTGCTGCTGATCTTCGACGAAGCCAGCGGTATACCTGACAGCATCTGGTCGGTATCGGATGGTTTCTTTACAGAGAACACGCCGCACCGCTTTCACGTCGCCTTTTCCAACCCGCGGCGTAACACAGGCTATTTCTACGAGACGTTCAATAGCAAGCGGGCGTTCTGGCAGACGCGCAACATCGACGCGCGCACGGTCGAGGGTACAGACAAAAACCTGTATCAGCGCATCATCGACGAATATGGCGCCGACAGCTACCAAGCCAACGTCGAAGTGTACGGGAAGTTTCCGTCAGAAGGCGACGATCAGTTTATCGGCGTCAATCTGGTAGACGACGCGATGGCCCGGCCCAAATATAAGGACGAAACGGCACCTATCGCCATCGGTGTTGACCCTGCGCGGTTCGGCGCTGACGCTACCGTCATCGCCGTGCGGCAGGGCCGCGACCTCATCGCCATCAAGCGGCTGAAAGGCGCTGACACAATGGAAGTGGTGGGCCATGTCATCGACGCCATAGAGGAATATAAGCCCGCGCTGGTCGTCATCGACGAAGGCGGGCTGGGCGCTGGCATCGTAGACCGGCTGAAAGAGCAGCGGTACAAGATACGCGGCGTGAATTTCGGCAATAAAGCCATGAAGCAGATGATGTACGGCAACAAGCGTGCCGAAATGTGGGGCGCCATGCGCGATTGGCTGAAAACGGCGCACATACCGACAGATCGGTTCCTGAAAACGGACCTGATAAGCCCGAAAGTGAAGCCCGACAGCAAAGGTACCATCTTTTTGGAGAGCAAGAAGGACATGAAGTCGCGCGGGCTGGCCTCACCAGACGCTGCGGACGCCATCGCAGTGACGTTTGCATTTCCTATCGCGCACCGCGAAGCACGCGTTGACAAGCGCCGCATGAGCAGTTATTCTCCACAGGGAATATCTACATCATGGATGGGTTCTTGAGCATGGCGGACGCTAAAAAAGGTCTGTACGCAAACATTCACGCCAAAAAGGCGCGTATAGCGGCTGGATCGGGCGAAAAGATGCGTAAAGTAGGCGCTAAGGGCGCACCAACCGCAAAAGCGTTCAAAGAGAGCGCCAAAACCGCTAAACCAGCTAAGAAGGGTAAATAAATGCCAGCCAACAAATTCACCAAATCATTGTACAAATCTGGCACTGTAAAGGCCGAACGCAACGCAGAAATGCTGCGCGAGCGCCTGAAGTCGCCGATGCCAAAGGAAGGCACGACAAACCCTAGCGGCGGTCGCCCAGCGGTTAAGATGCCTGCTAAAACGCCAGCGCCAAAAGCCCCTAAGCCGCAAGTCATTCGCACGACCCAACTGTACAAACCAACGCCGACGAAAAAGAAATAGTCGTGCCGCTGGTCAACTCGACAGGCAAAGCCGCGTTTCGTAAGAACATCAAGGCTGAAGTAAACGCGGGCAAGCCTGTCAAACAGGCTGTCGCCATAGCGTACAGCGTCAAGCGGGAAGCCGCTAAAAAGGGCAAGAAATAACACATGGCTGATCCTACAGGCATTAACACGGCAGGCAAAGTCGCCAACGTAGGCTCTAACGCGCCGAAAACGACCGGCGACGACCATGACAAGATGGCAACCATGCGGTCGCGCCTGCAAATGGCACAAGCTGCGTACTCGGACAGCCGTGAAGACGAACTGGACGACCTGCGGTTCATGGCCGGCAGCCCTGACAACCAGTGGCAGTGGCCTGCTGACGTATTGGCGACCCGCGGAAGCGTCCAAGGGCAGACGATTAACGCGCGCCCCTGCCTGACGATTAACAAATTGCCGCAGCACGTCCGTCAGGTGACGAACGAACAGCGTCAAAACCGCCCTGCGGGCAAAGTAATTCCCGCCGACGACAACGCTGACGTGCAGGTCGCAGAGATTTTCAACGGTGTGGTGCGCCACATCGAGTATATGTCCGACGCCGACGTGGCATATGACACCGCCTGCGACAACCAAGTCACCTACGGCGAAGGCTACATCCGTCTGCTGACTGAGTACTGCAACGAAGAGAGTTTTGACCAAGACATCCGCATCGCGCGCGTCCGCAACGCGTTCAGCGTCTACATGGACCCCACCATCCAAGACCCGTGCGGCGCAGACGCTGAATGGTGCTTTGTCACCGAAGACATCCTGAAGTCTGACTATGAACGTATGTTCCCAGACGCGTCGCCCATCTCGACCATCATGTCGCAAGGCGTTGGCAACGAGAGCATGGCGCAGTGGCTGGCTGAAGACACCATCCGCATCGCGGAATACTTTTACAAATCGTATGAAAAAGCTACGCTGAACCTATACCCAGACAATCAGACAGCTTTCAAAGGCACGTCGCAGGACGCCAACCTGCAAGCCATGTTTGGCAAGCCTATTCGCTCACGCGAAGTAGACCGCCAAAAGGTTATGTGGATGAAGACCAACGGGTTTGACATCCTCGACGAACGCGAATGGCCGGGCAAGTGGATACCTGTCGTGCGCGTCGTCGGTAACGAATGGGAAGTCGAAGGCAAGCTGTACATCTCTGGCCTTGTGCGTAACGCCAAAGACGCCCAGCGTATGTACAACTACTGGACCAGCCAAGAGGCAGAAATGCTGGCGCTGGCACCAAAAGCACCGTTTATCGGTTACGGCGGCCAGTTTGAAGGCTACGAAATGCAGTGGAAGACTGCCAATACGACCAACTGGCCGTATCTGGAAGTCAACCCAGACGTCACAGACGGCGCTGGAGCCGTTTTGCCGTTGCCACAGCGTGCAGCGCCCCCGCTACCCCAAACAGGTCTGATACAGGCTAAAATGGGCGCTGGCGAGGATATCAAGGCCACCACAGGCCAGTATGACGCATCGCTGGGCCAACAGGGCAACGAACGGT